AATTCTAATTCCCTTTTCTGCCTCCTAAAAACCAAAACCCAATCTAACAAACGCGTACGTCTTAATGCTAAGTCGGTCTTTGTCCTTGGAGGCCATATACTTTCACTAATCACTCCAAACTCCTTTTTATCCCTGATGGCTAATAATTCAACCACCTTATCCCTTTCCACTAATTGACCTGTTTGACTGCTTTTCGGAACCAGGCGTCTCACATCAATCCATGACAATTTTGCAACTGTCGTCGGATCTGGTAATATGCCCGAAGACTCCACATCTTGACGTATGTCGTCCAGAAAAACAGGATCACACGCGGCCAATGCTAAAGTAAGTGCAGACGTAGGGCCCAGTCTTGTGTCCAGATAATCCCACGGACCTCTGTTCACAAGTAGACCTCTACGCAACAACACTCGCTCTACACACTGTTGTTCGAAAGCCCGTCCCCGTATCCCGGCATAGAGGAGGCTGAACTGTTTATCGAGCCAGGCCTTGCCGCAATCCTCGACCTTGTGTTCGAACCACCAGCAGTGACAATGTTGTTGGGTGTGGCAGTAACGTCATGCAGAAGCCATGTGGATACACCGGTGGTTATCTTCTGTGCCATTACCTGAGTCATGAGAGCGGCGTTGTTTGCAGCAGACACACCGGGTACTAGTCGCAAGCCGTCTACCGTGTTATACGGGAACCATCTAGTATTAGCTGTTAATATTGACGCTTTCTGATCGCCACCTAGCAGGTTTGTAACCGTCCAGTCAGCTATCAGGGTTCTTTGGCAGACAACACCTCCATTATTGGGCACTAATGTCAAGTAAGGATCACCATTGGTATAATATAGACTACACTTGAAAGCATGCCAGGCAAGACGCTGGTTAAACAATGTAGTTGAATCTAAGACGGGAACCGTCTCCAAGCCTATGGCTCTGTAAGAATTCTCAACGGTTATAGGAGTGCTGTAACTACCGCCTCCAAATGGTACCACCTGACCGTTAGGGATGGTTATACCGGTTAGAAGTTTATTAACGGAAAGCAGCGGTGTGAATTCTAAGGTCTTGACATGCGAATTGGTTTGTACCCAAATATCCGCTAGAATACAGGGAGTAATACCTGTCACGTACGCACCAAACTCTCCCTGACCCTGCATATCACCTCCCCAATACACTACAGATTGAAATCCTATACGAGGAGCGTTCAGATAATCCCAAAGGGTGTTGCCCCACATGTCGGTAGCTGGACGATTATGGTTAACTCTGTTATGTAACAAAGCTACTGCATGTCCATTATTTGACAAAGGAGCATCCGACCCTAATACGGCGGCCTCGGTAAAGAAACCTCTTATCTGGGTCAGAATACCAGTGAAATTCAACTGAGAGAAAGCGGCATTCCAAACAGCGGATGGCTGTTGCATGTAGGTGAATATATATTCAGACGTTATAGCATACTCTCGTGCTGCATGTATAGTGTACTGAAGTAGTTTCACACTGCCGTCGAAACTGCGAGGTGGAGGTTGATCACGATCAGGAGCAATTTCATACATACCACTCATCGTTTTATTCCACCACATCATATTCATGTCGGGTAAATACATGTCATAACTGTCCAATCCCTGCGGGTAGTCCTGAGTCATGGCAGCGGGTTTTAATGCAAACCAGTTCTGCATAGCTACAGCGTACTCATCGTTCTCAGTGTTAGGGGAATGCCAACCGGCGCCGTACATACCCGGTTCGCCTACAACTGCGTCATCAACATAAGTCATGGCCGGATAACGTGCAGTCATAACGTTTGATAACTCCCAACAAAAGTCTAGATCGCTGTATCTACCTGTTAATTCACATATGTTCCTGCGGAATCTTGCAATAGTAGCGATATCAATTGGTGAGTTGGGAAGTGCCATCCACGTGTATAGATAATTGGCTAGATTATAACGCACAACGGTTCCGACAAATGAAACGTTCAGCTCGGCGTTAGCAAGTATGCCATTGGCAGCAGTAGGGCCAGCCTTGGGTCTTATCAATACCTGACTGTTTGCAGCAGCTTGAGATTCAGGCGGTCCTTTCGCTAAGATGTTGGGCAGATACAAGTGGATAGTTGATGTCACACCCGGTATGTTTATCTGATCTGAAAAGGGCAAGAACGTTTGTTTTCCAACATTTTCTGGTTGATCATAGTAACAATCGAGTGTAACTGTGTGAAGACCACAAGGGTACGGAGCCAACAACATAGCAAGCAAAGCTAAATTTATGGAATTAGCTCCAGCATCATTCTGGTATAATAAACCGGGCTTGACCATGAAAAACGGTTCGTTATCGGGAATTGAAGCCTTACAGACATGGAAAGCAATCTGTGGAACAGTGTTGCCATCCACATATGGAAATACCTTGTCCGCACCGTCGGAACATGAGACGTTGAATGTGTCTGGCGAAGCTTCTCCAATATCAGGTGAATCATATTTGACTACCACTGCGGAGTTGGGAGCTAAGGCTGATGCATTATCGAATTTCCCAGGTTCACATCCTAATGGTAGTTGAGCCAAGTCGTTTACCCAACATCTACTCTTCTCATATAGATAAGACTTCAAAAGCAAACCAGCTATAGAATCACCGTTGTTATCGGGTTGCAGACGGGTTAACATAGCACTGTCTGACGTCATAAAACCAAACTCGGTAATTTGATCCGGTCTTATGTTACCCATACGTCCCAACATCTCGTTAAGAGTGGCACCCATAGCTGACAAGACAGAAGGACGTAGGGCTCTGCGCCTTATAAGTCCCACCCCGTATGTTTGGGGTCTGAAGGGGTTAGGCTGTGTGTAGTAGTCTTCTTCTTCCGTGTTGATCCCAATATTCAATGGATATAATAGGGCTTCAGGTGAGTTCAGAGTATTTACAGGCTGCACCGTGTTGGTAGTACTGATGGACCCTCCGCGTAGGTGTATCTCTCGCGGAACACTGGACATGGTAACACCTTGGGCGTTCCTGAGACCCGTAAGCTCAATTACATCGTTAACCGGCTCATTGACAGGTCCAGCCAATGCTCCTCCTTCTTCAATCAAATTGTTAACGCTATGGTTGCCGGCCACAACGTCAGACATAGAGTTGGGGAACATGGGGGTCGGTTGTCCATTACCGTAAGGATTAAAGCTGCCTTCTTTTACCTCGTTCGAGCGGTCATAGTCCGGTTGTCCATTACCGTAGGGATTAAAACTACCTTCCAACACCCGGTCCGAAGTATTGGGGGTTTGGGATACAGGCTCGACATTGGGCACCATTACAAAGTCATCAGATTTACTCTCTTCGGCATGCTCTGCATTTGACAATACCACGTTGATATTCTTGTGACCTGCATACACACTGTCAGATTCTTTTAGGACGCGCGGCTTGTTGCCGGATTTGAATCTTTCAGCACACCACTGATCAAATATCGGGGACTGTACATAATGCATTAATGCCTTAGAATAACCAGAATACCCAATTAAAACCTCCTTCTCCCTTCTCCCGTCCACCAACAACGTAACGGCATAATAATCAGCGGTTAGACGTCCATTGATGTTTTTCTTCTCGCATGCCATAAAGACGTCTCTCGCCAAGACTTCGTCGGGCATGTCTCCGTTTGTGAACCATCTTAAGACCTGTTCCCAATTCGCCATTTTCCGTACCACTCTTGCAACCACCTGCTGCCGTTGTTTGGCAAGATTGATTCCT